ATTTGGAATCCGCGCCTATTCATGCTGCCGCCCGTTCCAGACGGTCGTCATCATGAATTTCTTCGGTTCGCGTTTCGCCGAGGGTGCTGAGTCTGTGACCCAACAAGTTCATGCCCTCTCCACGCGCAATCCCCGGCTCCCCGCCGGTTGCAAAGCTTCGGATATTTTTCGCCGCGTTCACATCGCGGTCATGCTGCGTTTTGCAATCGGGACACGTCCAGTCCCGCACCGACAGCGGCATTTTCGACTGGTACGAACCGCAGGCCGAACAGGTCTTGCTGCTCGGGAACCAGCGGTCTACCACGACCACGTTCCGCCCGTTCCACGCGGCTTTGTATTCGATTTGCCGCCGAAACTCGCCCATGCCAACATCCTGAATCGCGCCGGCCAGACAGTGGTTCTTGACCATGCCCTTCACGTTCAAATCTTCCAGCGCGATGACAGTCGATTTGGCGCTGGTCGAGCGTGTAACGTATCGACTGCTTGCCGTGGCGCGACTTGAAGCGGGGATAGCCGGGTTTCTGGCCGGCCTTGACGCGGCGGAAAAAGTGTTGAAACGCTTTGTCCTGGTCGATCAAGGTTTGCGTCAAGCAGGCGGCCACGCTATCGGCCAGCCATGGAAATTCACCGCGCTTCCATTCCGTGACCAGCCGGGCCAACGACACGTAATTCCACGCGGGTTTGTTGGCATTGGCATCACCCGCCACCAGCGCCGCCTTGTAGGCTTCGTAGTCCTTGTCCCGCAAATCCAGACACCGGTTCCAGACGAACCGGTTATTGCCGAACTCCACCGCCAGTTGCTGGCGCTGGGCGGCATCGGGATAAATAGTGCGCCGTCCCTGGCACTGTAATTGATCAAAAAGGTACATCGTCATCAAAAGCTGGCGTAGATGCTTCAGGAGCAGTAGCGCCGTTCGATGTCGTAGCATCCTTCTTACCACCCAACATCTTCATCTCGTTGACGATGATCTTAGTGGTGTACCGATCCTTACCTTCTTTGTCCTGCCATTTCTCGGTGGTGATCCTTCCATCCACATAAACCGTCGAACCCTTCTTCAAATACTGACCGACAATTTCGGCTACCTTGCCGAACGCACTCAGATTATGCCACTCGGTGCGTTCCTTCTTCTCCCCGGTCGTCTTGTCTTTCCAATACTCACTTGTGGCGATAGTGAAACTGGCAATCGCCGAACCATCCTTGCCATAACGAATTTCGGGGTCTTTGCCAAGATTGCCGATCAGCATTACTTTGTTCAGACTAGCCATTGTGTTTCCTCATTGGATTGATTGATTCTACCATAGAAACAGTTAAGTTTAAAGGTATTTTGGGAGAGCATCCCAGGATGGCCACTCCAGGAATGGCCATCAGTGATGTTCTACAGGTGGGTATCCAGTCCAGTGACACGGGTGAAGATGGCCTGCAACTGATCGCAGTACACGCCACCATGTTCGGACGTTGCGGTGATTCCCTTGCTGGTGATTTTCAGGAATGTCATCGTGTACTCATCCAGTTCTCTCCAATAACCAACGGTTAAGTGGTTAAACTTCCGGCTTCCTTTGAAGTAAAACTGGACGGTCGGTACAGTATTGCGGTCGCTTCCAAACAAGAATCCATTTGCTCCGGTCATAGCAACGAACCGTTTCCCGCCAAGTTGCTCCAGAGTGGTGAGTGCGACGCTATTGCTCATCGGAATGGTGTGACTCATCGTAGAAACTCCAAGGTTGGCCATCCCTGGCGATGGTTGAATCAGGAATTGGCTTTCGTCATTGCGACCGTACTCATCACGGCCTGATTGGCGTACATGGTTTTCTTTGCGCGGGTGGCCGCGACGTACAGAAGGTTCCGTTCTTCTTCGGATGCCTCCCACTGGGTGGTTTTCTTGTTGTATGTGAATGGGTCTTTGAAGTCACCCGCAAGACGCACCACATCCCACTCCCTTCCCTTTGCCTTGTGTGCGGTGGATACCACGATCTCGGCATCCCGCTCGTCGGTGCAGACTCCCAATTTCAATTCACGGATGATGCGAGGGATGCGTCCGCCATATTCCTTGACCCTCCGAACCGCCAGCGCCAATTCATTGTCATCCTTGGCCGCTTCCTCCAATCCTTCCCAGTCTCCGGCCATCTGGATATCCGGGTGCGTCACCCGGTCGCGTTCGCCCTGACTCAGGTAGAATGCCGACTCCAGTAACTTGATGGCCTCATCCAACTTGCCGACCACGCAGACCGATTTTCCTGCCGAAACCAGTTCCAGCGTCTCCTCCATCAGGCCCATGTTTGTGCGAGTCAGGATGGTGTACTTTCCTTCGGGCCTGCCATCCCAGAGGACTTTGGTCTCTCGCTGCGGACTGCCGACCAGAGGTGGAACGCTGTCCTTCCGCAAACACCGGATGATGTGCGTTCCCACCTCGGCCACTTCTGATCCGAAACGGAAGGATTGCGTCAACTGCAATTCCTGTTCAATCGGCATCTTGCGAAGGGCGTTTTGGGCACCCCTCCACATGAAAATTGACTGATTGTCGTCGCCGACCACCACCACCTGCGCCTGATTCATCCAGGACTGAACGATGGCGATGTTGACTTCGTTCAAATCCTGCGCTTCATCGAGGAACACCACCTCAGGAATGAATGGCAATCTTGCCCCATGCAGTTGCCACAACTTCAGGTAGGCATCGTGCAGGATGCCGATGGCCCGGAACTTCGGGTCAATGATCATCCCCCACAACCGGGTTGCTCCCCCCACCAGCAGTTCCTTACGGTTCTCACTCTGTGTGCCATTCAGTTTTGCGGTGGCGATGTGGGGGACGTGGTATGGCTTGATCTGACGTGCGTCGCTTTGCATGAACCGCCGCAGGGTCATCTTGACGGCGGTGACCACACCGGTCAGTTCAGTTTCTGGTACATCCAGTTTCAACATGGATGCCAGCTTGATGGCCGGCAGTCGGATGTTGCTGGCGACTTCGCCATAGATTCGGCCAACATTTTCCATCCGGTAGGCCAACGAGTGGAACGTCTTGGATTCGACGTTCGCGGGCATCCGCTTTTGTGCATCCAGCATCGCGTCCCTGCTAAACGCAAGATACAGTCCAGCGCGACCATCGTTTCCGGCATCCACAATGGTGCTCGTCTTGCCGGTGCCGGCATAGGCTTGAACCTTCAAGTCTTGTCCGCCCTGCACCATTTGGATGATGGCATCCTGTTCCGGGGTGCGGTTCATTCCGGCACCCCCAGATGCTTACGGGCGATGGCGAGGCGTTCGGCGTCGATCACTTCCAATTCCTGCACCAGACTGGCAATGCGCCCCACCCAGTGGGTAATGTCATCGCCACTCTGGTGATCTTTCTTGATCAGAGTGCAGATGGCCAGCAGGTTATCGTTGATCAGAGATTTTTGCGTTGTCAATTCTTCAAACCGTGCAAACTGTTTCATGTTCATTTTTTTCCTCCGGGAGTGATTTCCCAGGATGGCCACTCATCGAATGGCCATCAGTGAAACACTCTATTCGTTTTTAAGCTGTGCGATGCGCTTGTTAAACAATTCCAGCATCGCCGCATAAAGAGCCGGGTTCGACTTGTCGATCCCCATCGCATCCCACACGGCCTTGAGTTCATCCTTGCTGGTGGCAGCATCCACCTTCGGCTTGGCCGCAGCCACCATCGACTGGACATCGCGCGGTGCCGTTGCCGTTGCTGTTGCCGTCGGACGTTGTGGAGCCGGCGCGGTGCTGGCCGCGTTGCCGTCGTCATCCTCTTCTGATGCGATCATCAGGATGCCGGGAAGCGTATAGCGCCGAGCGTAGGTGATGGCCGACCCAAATCCCTGTGGGTCATTCTTGATCGGGTTGATGGGGTACTCCTCCTCGATCCACTCACCCGATTGGTGCAGGATCCGGGTCATCAACACAGGCCCAATGTCCATCCTGACTGCCGGCATCTGCACGATGGCCAGCCCGTGATTGGCCAGCACCGGTTTCATCGTTTCGATGACTTCCGCAAGACTGGCATAGCGGTTTTTGAAGTGAGGGTTTACGCTGTCAAAGGTCGCATTGCGCGCATCCGCCTGCGCGGCAACCAGTGCAGCTGACAGGTTCACAATGCTTTCAGACGTTTTCATACGGTGTCCTCGGTGATGGGATCGGAGTATCCCCAGATGGCGTCTCTGACACGCCATCAAGTCATACTCTAATCGGACTTACTGGTTGGGATTGATGATGCGGTAGTGCCATCCGGTCGGCCACCACTGGTAGCGGATGACCAGGAAAGCCACCCCACCGATGATGCCCACCAGATCGAACCATCCGTCGCCAAAGTCACGCTCCACCACTTCATCGACGACTTCCCGCAAGATGGACTCGATGCGCTGTGGTGGCGCATGAGCGTCAATTGCATCCATTAACTGGTCAGCAGGGTTTACCATTTCAGTTCGTCCTCCAAATAGGATGGAAACTGCTGCTCATCAATGCAGCGTTTCAGTTCACGGAGTGCGTTAATCCGCCGCCATTCATCGTTCTGATGATGAGGGCCGGGCCGTAGCCAGTGGATGACCGATGCATAGGGCGGCTCGTTTTCCACCACCAGCCATCCATATGGAATCATTTGCCGGCGCTGGTTTTCGATGCCGGCCAGGTGATGAATGGCCTGGATGCCGTAGTCAAAGTCCTTGACCTTCCAGTACCACTTGTCCAGCGACGCATCCTGTGTGGTCTTCAGTTCAATGACACAGGGTTCGATGCCACCGAGGATCAGGTCGGGGCGTGCCTTGCATTGCACACCCTCTTCCATCCAGAACAGCGATGGTTCACTCTCTCGTTCAGCCAGCGGAAACCGCCGATCCAGCAGATCGAGTGCGCTATCGGCCATGCCTTGCACCACATCGAACTGCTCCTGGGTGAGAATTTCCTTGCCGGCATTCTCCAGTTGGAATTGCGCGTATTCCAGCTTTCCACTTTTGGTACGACGGTCGATCTCCACCGGCTGCACCGCAAAGACTTGCTCGAAGATTCCCTCGACCATCGCATGGGTGGCGCTGCCGATGAGCATGGCAGGACTGGTTCGCTGATGCCCGCGGTACTGATACTTCAGTGGGCACTTCAGGAACTTGCGGATGTCGCTGCTACTGATGCCGGGGTGGGCCAGATAGTCTTTCAGGTTCATCTTGCGCCTCGCAGCATTTCTACAATACTCATTGCCTTATCCAGCGATGATCCAACAACGTTGATGCAACCATTCGACACATAGGCCCACTTGCCGATGTCTCGCTTGGTCAGTGTAGAAGATCGTTCCACATCTTCTTTTGTGACTTGAAATGGGTTACTTGGCATGATGAGCCTCCAGCATAAAGCCATTCCGATATTTCAGTTTGAAACCGCAGACGCGCATCCAGCGTACGACTTTAATGAGATTGGCTTTGGCCGGAATGGCCACTCGATAATTTCCATCACTCAGGATGATGGGTTTCTGTTGCTGCTTCATCGGTATTCCCCTTGTTCGGGATGAAGGTATCCCACCAGTGTCACTCGATGAATGACACTGAGTGATGCCTTCTACCAGGGGATGTCATTCAACAGGCGGTCATCCTGCCCTTGATGATAGTCACATCCCCGTTCATTCATGAACGGTGCCATCCTGGCCACCTGCTCCGACTCATACCGAATTAAATCGTTGGTCGCATCGTTGAGTGCTTCAAGCAACTCCCTATCACGCTGCGCCGCATCCCAGATCAGAGTGGTCACCCGCTCCGCCAGTCCACCCGGCAATCCCCGGATGGCATCAAACGTCAGAATCACATCCATCATTTTTCCCCTTGGTTCAGGCATGGCTTGCCTTGCGTTGTGATAGTAAACAATTCCTGTTTACCTGTCAAATAGAATAAACCTATTGGGATTCGCTCGGCGATAGGATTCGCTCGGGGATTCGCTCGGTGGGGATTCGCTCGGAGTCGGAGATAGAATTTTCGGTTAAATGCGCTTTTTTCGCACGTTTGCAGAATTTAGGCAATTAGGCCTGAATTAGGCAAACAGGCCGGATTTAGGTGAATAGGCAGAAATTAGGTGAATAGAGCTAATTCAGGCTCGTTTGCCTTAATTAGGCAATTAGGCATGATTTAGGCAAACGAGCAAGATTTATGTGAACAAGCAGAATTAAGACAAACGATCCGAATTTAGGCAAACAGGCCGGAATTAGGTGAATAGAGCGAATTTATGCAAATAGGCCTGATTTAGGCAAACGAGTCGGAATTAGGTGAATAAGCCGGAACGAGGCAAACGAGCCGGAACGAGGTGAACGATCCGAATTTAGGCAAACAGACCCGAATTAGGTGAATAGGTTGTAATTAGTCACAATTCCCCAGGGAACAGGGGGAGGCAGGGGAGGCAGGGGAGGCAGGGGAGGCAGGGCGACCAGGGGGACGGCAGGCCAGCTGGGCAAGGGCGAGCATGGGGTTATGGGGTAGGGTAAAGGTCAAAGGTAAACAAAAAATACTTGCAATTCGTTTTTACTTATGACAGGATACTCACATTATCTAACCTAGGAGTATCAAAAATGATCATTATCCTTCTTTCTTTAATCGTAACCTTGTCCGTAGTCCGGTCAAGGTCTAAAGCGTAGCGGTTTTTCTATGTGCCTATTCTTTGAGTAGGCACATGGGCAAAACTGCCGATCAATCAAACCAAGCGAGGCGATTAAGATGTTATCGAATTTGGAAGTCTATCAGTTCAATGGTTCAAACAGTGAACTGTGCGAATCACTTGGAATTCAGCCTAGTACTGATTCACCAGCACACTTTTACAACTACACAGCACGCAGTGTGCGGACTAAGGCGGCAGCGGCTATTGCTGCTGGGAAGTCCGATGAGCCGTTTGAAGTGAAAACCGCCAGAACGGCTAAGACGCCAAGCGCGACTGCTAAGACGCCAAGCGCGACAGCAACGCTACCGTCCGAACTGCTGGCTATCTTGCCAGCAGTTGGCTTTAAGCTTGGAACATCAGACGTAAAGCAATTTATTAAGGATACGTCAATTTCAGAATGTGACGGCGAATCGAAACTCCCAAATGCTGTCGTTGATATTCTGGCGTTTTTTGGGATTAGCGATGAACTCCACGAAAAATTGCTTGTTTGGGCGGGTGTTCCCACAAAGCGTGATTTTGTTGCTGGGAAATTAACTGCTGCTATCGCCGTCCTCTCCGCAGCAAGCAACGCAAGGTTTGACGGCTGGACTGTCGAAAAAATGCAGTCTTTGTTGGAAACACTGACGGCTTTTGCCTTATTGTCTGATTCTGGCGTAACCAGTCGAGCGCGCCTGATTGAGAATGAACAGGTTACGAATGAACAGGTTACGAGCGAATCCCCACCGAATGAACAGGTTACGAATGAACAGGTTACTAAGGCACAGGTTACTAAGGCCAAAAAACGCGCTAATGGGAACTAAAATGAACAACTCAATATGGGATTCAGAGTTTCCTAACGAAAGCGAAGTCTATCGTCAAAGGATGATCGATGCGGAACTGGACAGGATTGACCGGCTTGTCGCCAAGCGCAGGGCGGAAAGTCTGAACCGCTTGGCGGTCAACGCCGCAAAGGCGCGCGCCTGGCGCGTTGTAAGACGGCCAGTGCTATGAGAATCATGGCAATAGGATTGATCATTGCCAGAATTGTTTGGAGTATCATCATCATGATCATCCTGATTATCGGTGGTTCTAAACGATAGGAAGGACAAGATAGACAACAAACCCGGCTAACCACCGGGTTTTTTATGGCGTCCTAATTGAACATTGTTTAGTGATAGGGAACAAGGTTTATCTTGTGCCGGCGCAACAAGAATAGGTCACGATAGGCAAGAAACAGGTTTTTATCCTACCTGCCTATTGCAACACACTGTTGGGAAGTGAACGCAATAGAATCGCTTTAGATTGAGTGTGTTTACAATTGTCTATTATAGTTTACGCTTTACGGATTGAATAATGTGGACTAAGTTCGGTTCAGCCATAAGCAAACAACATAGTACAGTTTTGATTTATTCTTTAGACAAGGATTGTACGAATGTATATATGTGATGCAGATACATGTATTATGGGTTGTATTACGGGGTATAGGGGTATATAAGCATATTCTAAATAAATTATGGAGTGTAATAATAATGTTCATTGACTGTCGCAATAATGTTAAATGGTGGACCGTTCAATCATGTTATTTCATGGGGGGTAAAATGTTACGTAATACGGGGGGGGTCGTGTTAGCCCCCCCCCACCTCCCTGAAGCAAATTTAATTTGACATTCCGCATGGTTTGTTGTAAACTATCATTCAATGACTCACCGCTTTGTTCGCCAAACGAATCTACAGCGCAGAAGGGGTGTTTGGCTGGTGGTGAGTCATCTCAATTCAGGAGTGGAGTGCTGAGTGATGAGACAGAAGCGGGAAGGTGTACGATTAGGTGAAGCGATGAAGCGATCCGGTCGGTTACTGGAGTGGATTCAGGCGACGGGGACGAAGGCGGAAGTGGCTCGTCGAGCGGGATGTACGCGGCAGTATGTGGGGTGGTTGACGAAGCACCCGTTTGGGTATGATGCGGCGCGAACGGTGGAGGAGAAGTTCGGAATGGAACCGATGAGTCTAGAGAGTGATGAAGGTCTACAACTGATGCTGACCAAAACGCATCCTTATGCTCATCAAGATGAGAAAGAGTTCCGTCAACTCATGAGAAAAATTCTGGCCTCTAAAAGGGATTGTAGAGGATTAGATGATTGGTAGAGGCCCTGTTCACCCTCTCACTGTGTGGCCACGGAATGGCATTGCACCACGAACCGATCCAGCAGATCAGCCTTAAGAGAGTACACAAAGATGAACTGTATAGATTGCACGTATGCGTTGAACTGTATAGGTTGCAAGTATGCGTTATGGAATCGCACCAAAGATGGCAAATTGCATCCGAGTGGTGTTGGGTGGTGTCAATATCAGTTTAAGATTCCAGAACTGCCAGCGGCGTTTTACTGGATCACACGTCCTGTGCCGAATGGCGGGATTATCAATCGAAAGAGTGATGGCGTGAAACAGTGTGCGTATTGGACCAGGGCGGAAGGTTGAAGCCGCTCGATGCGCTGACTGTGTGAAACCATCGCATCATCGTGTTGCGAACCGATCAAGCAGCCCCACCCCAAAAGAAAAAAAAGAGGGGTTCACGATGCTCACTAGAGTGATGCGCGCCGGCTGATGCAAATCATCAGGATGCGAAAAATTCTGGCCCTAAAAAGCATCTGATGCGAAAATGCAAGATGTCACATCAGACCTCATCTTACGATGGAGTGCGCTAGCACGACATCGTAAGATGAGCGAAGTTTGCTGATGGTGCAAGTGAACGATGGAGAAAAAGAAAAATGCACTCACCTCTTGATGGCGTCTCCCCATGAGAGTGGGATTAATGAGTGGAGCAACAAGTGATGCAGTAGCACTCAACGATGGTGATGCTACGATGGAGTTTCTTTTTACGACAACGTTCCCTAAATGCAGTTCCTTCCTTCGGAAGTGGTGTTCTGAGGGTAGCACACGTTGCGCGTACTCGTCAAGAGGGATTTTCAAGGGTTTTAAGAGGAAAAGAGAGATGATGCCGGCAAATGATTGTGTGTTGAGGTCAAAACATTGAGTTTATTGAAGAAATACGGTGCGCCGTTTCCTTATTTTGGGGGGAAATCGCGGATTGCGGAGATGGTTTGGCGTGGATTGGGGGATGTTCGGCATTATATCGAGCCGTTCCTGGGGTCTGGAGCGGTGTTCTTGCACCGTCCTCATCTGCATCAGTTGGTGACCTTGAATGAACTCAATCCGCTTTGCGTGAACTTCTGGCGGTGTGTGCAGGCCGAACCGGAGGCGTTGCTGCGAAAGGCGAGGATGCCCGTTTTTGAGTCGAATCTGCATGCGGCACAGTCGATGCTGATTGGACAAGCGCCGGCTCTGAAGGAACGGTTGGAGGCCGATCCTGACTGGTATGAGGTGACTCTGGCGGCGTGGTGGGGATGGGGATTGTGCGCCTGGATCGGAGGAGGATGGTGTAGTGGAAAAGGCCCCTGGAAGGTGCAGGAGAGGAGGCTGATCAGGGATGTGACCTCACCGGAACCCGGTGTCATCCGTCGGTTGCCTCACTTGAGCAATGCCGGTCAGGGGTTTCTTGTCAAACCGGAAGCGGATGCAAAAGCATGGTTTGTGGAACTCTCAGAACGATTTGCGAAGGCACGGATTGCGTGTGGTGATTGGGAACGAGTCTGCGGCCATTCCACCATCAATAATACAAAACCCACGGGCATCTTCTTCGATCCTCCCTATGGCCTGCATCTGCGGGAGAAACGCATCTATGCCCATGAAACAGAGTGCGCTGCACGAGTACAGGCGTGGTGCAAACAACATGGCAACGACGACGGCCTGCGGATCGTGCTGGCCGGCTACGATGGCGAACATAACACGCTCGAACAGGAAGGATGGCGCGTGCTCGCCTGGAAAGCACACGGTGGCTATGCGCGAACCGAACGCGCACGTGAGAACTCCAGCAAGGAACGCCTCTGGTTTTCTCCTCAATGCGACAATAATTTATTTGACAATCAGGACGGTTTGCTGTAGACTGTGGGCCTGAGTTGCACGAGCGGCTCATCAGGAGAACAATAAGCATTATCCGTTCCTCACCCACCATCTGGACTGTCATCATGCATCCCTTGTTCGCCTCTCAGTTGTCTCAACGCTTGTCTGATCGAATTGAACGTGTTTGCAAGGAGTTGTTACCGAATGGAGTGAGGCGCTATGGACGATGGGAGGCAGGATCGGTGCAGGGAGAGCCTGGATCGTCGCTCAAGGTGGAGTTGGCGGGGGAGAAGAAGGGCATCTGGGCGGATTTTGCCACGAACGAGGGTGGTGACCTGCTCGACCTCTGGATGAAAGTGCGGCGCAAGTCGGTCAGTGAAGCGATGAAAGAGGCCGCGACCTTTTTGGGACTGCGGCTGGATGGCGAACAGTCGGCTCCCCGGAAGGAATACCGAACGCCGGCCAAACCACCCTGCACCCGCATCCCCGTTGATCATCCTGTGAAAGCCTGGTTGACGTTTCGTGGCTTTACCGATGAAACCATCCGTCGTTACCGTCTGGCCGTCAATGGCGATGGCGAACTGATCATGCCGACCATCAAGGGTGGCCAATTCCTGAATGCGAAATATCGCAAGTTGCCCAAGTCATTCCGACAGGAAAGCGGGGCCATGCCCACTCTCTATGGCTGGCACGTTCTGGAGGAGTGTTTCCCCACCGCGCGGAGCGTGATAATTACCGAAGGAGAGTGTGATGCAATGGCTTTGACGCAGTACGGCTTCCCGGCGCTCTCCGTTCCAATGGGTGGAGGAGGTGGGAGGAAACAGGATTGGATCGACAACGATTTCGATGAACTCATGCGCTTCGACACCATCTATCTGGCGACTGACATGGACGATGCTGGCGAACGAGCAGCGGAGGAAATTACACGGCGACTCGGCGCGGAACGCTGTCGGCGCGTGACCCTGCCATTCAAGGACGCCAATGAATGCTTGATGCGAGGCGTGACCTTCGAGGTGATGCAGGAGGCCATGCGCTCAGCCAAGAGTAACGATCCTGTCGAACTCAAGCGGGCCGGCGTCTTTACCGAGGAGGTGATGGAACTCTTTTTGAGTGGTGGGACGATGGGAGCCGTGGGGGTGCGAACTCCCTGGGGGAAGGATGAGATACGGCTGCGCCCAGGAGAGTTGACCATTGTCTCCGGTTATTCGGGTTCTGGCAAGAGCACGCTGCTTTCCCAGATGGCGATTGATGGCATCACACAAGGCACCCGCTGGTGCGTAGCCTCAATGGAGATGCCGGCCCGAGCGACCCTCGGCGGGATGGTGCAAATGGTTTGTCAGACGCCGACTCCCGATTCACAATCCATTAAACAGGTCATGCGCTGGCTGGATGAACGCATCTGGATTTTCGATGTGCGGGGTTCCGCTCAAGCCGACAGGATGATTACCGTGTTCGATTATGCCGCCAGACGTTATGCCATCAGTCACTTTATCGTTGATTCACTCGCCAAGTGTGGGATTGCAGAGGACGATTACAACGGTCAGAAGAAGTTTGTTGAGCAACTCACTGATCTGAACCACACCCACGGCTGCAATACCATGCTGGTTGCCCATTCCAGAAAGCAGGAAAGTGAATCCATCAGACCGCGCAAGCACGATGTTCGTGGAGCGACGGCCATCACCGATATGGCAGACAACGTGATGATCGTTTGGCGTGACAAGAGTGAGAATGGAGAAAACAAGGCGGAACTCATTGTGGACAAACAACGTCTGACCGGATGGGAAGGATCTATTAACCTGCACTATGATCCCATCTGCAAACAATTCCTTTATGGTGCGGATGGGCCACGAAATTATCTTGGGATGATCTAGCAGGATTGTACTATTGTTTTATGATTATGGTAACATGATTCGATATCGGTAGTGAGTGGAAAATATGTATCAAATGGTGGTCAGTGATGGACGTGGGAACTTGAGCCGCTATCCAGCGGAGATTCTATTTCGCAACCATGCTGGCGTGATGGTCAAGGTTGAAACTCCTACTGGAACCATCAGGCGGATGATGGATCATTCGCTCAAAGGATGGTTTTCAGGAAACTCCAATCGGCGCAAGCCGGATTGTTATATGGAATGGCATCCTTAAAAGTCGATCCTCTTTCGGTCATCCGATTTCAGACAAAAGTGAATCGCTCTCTGGAAAGAACCTATCGTGAAAATTCGATGGTTCAATTATCGGCGCGATGCGTGATCTTGCAGACTGCGATTGATACTTTTTGCACGAAGTGTAAGTATGGAGATGATGGAATCAGGGCCATTTCCCATCGCATCAAGACGTGCGTGAACGGTGAATGTCCACTCCACCCTGTTCGTACTGGCACCAAAGGAACGAGTGCGTTATCCACGATGGTCAACGTACAGTTGGAGGTTCAAAAGTATGGCAAGCCAAAAAAGATAGGCTGGACGAACGAAGAAGATCAAGACTTGCTCAATCGCACAGCTAAACATCATAATTTGCGACGCATTGCCTTGGAAACGAATCGTTCATTTGATGATGTCAGGGAGCGATTAAAGATAATTCGTAAGATGTTAAAGGCAGAAAAATTGTTAAAATGAGGTGAACGGCATTGAACAGTAAAGGTCTCGTCGAGCTATTAGAGATTAACCATCCAGATCATCAGTTGCCTGATGATGGCTTTCAATTGTTAGTGGATTCAGAATACTTTAATAAATTTCCAATGATGTTTTTACCATTGGCAAGTGTTTCAACACTTGGATTCAAGTTATTCGAGGAACCTCACCGTGATGACCTTGAGTTAATCACGCGCTATCATGGCATTGAACATCTTGGCAATTTATCTGATGATGACATCATCAAGTATCGTGGTCGCGGTATTTTTAATAAAGCGATGATTGGAAGAAAGAATTATTGTGAATGTAGTAATGCAATAAAAGAAAACTTAATTGTTCATCCTAATATTTTAAGTGAAAATTGGAGTGTGATGGTAAAGGTTGCGAATTGGCAACTTGAGGAACTTGTTGTTAATCAAAAAATTAGGAAAATGGACGTATTTATTTCAACTTTACGTCTCAATGGGACAACCTGTTTCAGCAATATGAGAAACAAGAAGAAACTTAACCTATTTACTGAGTGGACAGCGAACTATCTGGAGAAAAGAAAATGCTCCATCGTGGAAAAGAAATAGTCAATTACAATCTGTTATTACAGCAGGTGGCTTATGAGACAGGGATGAAGGTTCCTGATATTGCAAGTTTTATTGATGTACTTATGAACATAGTGCGTCGTAATGTGAATCAGGGTTATTTAGTTGTAATTGATGGTGTTGGTACTTTTTATCGTAGAAATTCGGCAAAAGGAGATGAGTCAATCATCAATCTTTGTTCAGAAAGAGACTCTGGCATAGGGAATCACTTATGTGAAAAAATGAAGGATTCCAGAAAGATAAGGAAGAAGAAAATTGAAGAAAATGACCTTGCGTGATGTTGTCAGCACTTCAAGAACACTTGATATTGTTGAAGAAGATGGCAACGTCGTTCGCTGTGATATGGAGTTGGTAGAACGCATGGCGGCACAAGGGATGACGATGGGTCAGATTGCCGCGTTACTCGGCATCTCCAGGGAAGATTTACGCACGCGCAAGGTGATGGCAGATTATCTGTCGAAAGCAGTTGAAACGGGTAAATCTATTGGAATCAGAGCGGTTTCCGAGAAGTTGCTTGAACAGGCGACGGGTGGGAATACTATTGCGGCCATCTTCTATCTGAAGTCGGTGGCTGGATGGAGAGAAGCGGACAAGCGTCCGCCTGATGAAATGGATGATTCAGCAGGGGTCAAGATTTACCTTCCTGAAAAAGACAAGGATCAAGAAGATGATTAAAGAAGAAGACCTGATGCCCATTAGAAGGCATAGTGAATGGGTGGAAGACTGGTACAAAGAAAATCGAGATAGACTCACTAAAAGGGAAAGAACCTGCAATTATTGTGATAAAAAGGTTTTTGTGGTAAGTCGGTTTGCAAGATGGTTTTTATTTGACATCATTGATGATGTTGCAAAACTTCATCTCTGTGATGAATTTATCAATGCAACAGATGAGACGCATGAACAAGCAAAACGAAAAGGTATATTATCTCGATTAAGAGCAGGTCACATTCGGATGCAAAAGGCTCTCGTCAACCGGTTTGGTGCTGACCGACTGGATGGTTTACTTTGAAACTGATGCCGCAGCCGAAGCAGGAAAAGTTCCTGCGTTCCAATGCGGACATCGCTATCTTCGGCGGGGCAGCCTTTAGTGGAAAAACCTTTGCTTTATTGATGGAATGTTCGCGTTATAGTCAACATGGAGGGTTTGGTGCCGTCATCTTCCGGCGCGAATCGAAGCAGGTGGATAATGAAGGTGGCTTGCGCGATACCGCATTACAACTCTATGCGGGCCTCGCGGAGTATCGTAGTCAACCACAAAAGCAGTTCATCTTTCCATCCGGCTACCGAGTGTCACTGGCCCATCTGAATCAGGAAACGGATGTCGTCTCTTGGCATGGTTCGCAAATTGGACTGCTTTGTTTCGATGAGTTGACCACGTTCACGGAGTCAATGTTTTTCTACATGCTCAGTCGCAACCGCAGCACGGCGGGCATCAAGCCTCAATGTCGTTGCAGCTGCAATCCAGATTCGTACAGTTGGGTTGCCAGGTTCATTGACTGGTGGATCAATCAGGACACTGGCTTTCCAATCCCGGAACGGTCGGGTGTGGTGCGCTATTTGTTACGTCGCACCAATCAAGAAGGGCGATTTGGTTTGAACTGGGCGAGTTCGCGGGATGTTTTGCTGGCCGACCTGGGCTTTGGCAAACCGACCGAAGCCGTATTGAGTGCAGCCAGGGAACGGATGCGGACGGCCATCGAAAATGGTCAGTCGCCCGTAGATGGAACGGAGGAAATGGACTATTTGATGGAACGACAGGCCATCAAGTCTGTGACGTTTGTGCCGGGCAACATTTACGATAATCCCATCGGAATGAGTGCTGATCCGACGTACATTGCCAACTTGAAGGCGCAAGACCCGGTGAATCGGGCACGACTTCTAGATGGCAACTGGAAGGTGCGGCCACAGGCAGGGGCCTACTTCCCAGATCGGTGTGCCGTCGTAGTGGATGTCATTCCGTCCGACGTGACGATCTGGTTACGCTCCTGGGACTTGGCGGCTACGGAACCCAATGAATCGGAGACTGATCCTGATTATACCGTCGGTGCCTTGTTGGGCCGGCGTCCGAATGGAATCATTGTCGTTGCCGATGTGGTGCGATTTCGCAAGAACGCCAATATGGTACGCGAGATGGTGAAGGCCACAGCCATGCGAGATGGACGCAATACCCTCATCTATATCCCCACCGATCCTGGGCAGGCTGGACGGTATCAAATAGCATCGTACAGGGAATGGTTGAGCGAGTTTACTGTGCTCAGTAAGGTCATCACCAAGAACAAACTTGCGATGGCGGAACCCGCTGCTGCACTCTGGCAGAATAGATTGATTCATCTCGTCAATGGTGCTTGGAACGATGCCTTTATTAAAGAGTTGGACTTGTTTGACACTGGGCGCTACGATGACAGTGTGGATGCGCTCACGGGCGGCATCAGTATGTTGCCACAATCCACTCCAGAATATAGTGTCTACGCAAGGCGTTAATCATGGATTCCTCCATCTACAATGAAGCACCGCTAAAACCCAAGGTTCGCGCCTTGTTGAGTTCCGAAGTTGCCATTTCCAGGATGCTCGACTACTTCTTCTTTGTTGTTGATCCCGATGAATTGCTGGCCAAGGCAGGAATCGAGCGGTACAAGTTGCGGTCACTCACGCATGATGATGAGATTTTTCAGTGTATCGAGACCCGTGAGGACGCCATTCACGCCACGAACTGGCGCATTGAGAGCAACAATACCCGGATTGGGAAATGGTTGACGACGGCGCTGGAAGATTATGTCGATGGATTGCTGCGTGGTTTCATGGAGGCCATCTGGTATGGTCATTCGGTGCAAGAGTTGGTTTACGAATCCGTTGGGAATCGGATCGCCATTGCCCGTTGCGCCATCAAGCCGATGCAATGGTTCACTCTCGAGCAGGATGGAACCACATGGTTCACCGGAGATGATGGCCGTCGAATTCTGTGTGATACCCGCAAGTTTCTAGTGGCACGGCATCGTCCGCGTTATGATAATCCGATGGGTGAAGCCATCCTGTCGCGGCTTTGGTTCCCGGTGACGTGGCGTCGAGAAGGATGGTCGCTGTGGTTATCCTTCCTGCAAACGTTTGGCGAGCCTATCGTCATTGGTCAGGTGCCCAACTACAAAGAGTTCATCGCCGCCATGCAAAAGCAGGGTGTGCGTTCGGCGGTCGCCTGGCAATCCGTATCGGATACGGATCGAGTGACGACCATCAATGCCAGCACACCGGGCGAGTTCTCGGCCCTGGAGAATGCCATCCGCAGTCGCATCCAGCGGTTGATCCTGGGGCAGACGATGACCTCTGATGCAGCAGGATCGGGCAGTTATGCAGCAGCAGCGGTTCATAATCAGGTCAGAAAGGAGAAGGTAGCCGCGGACATCCGCTTCCTGACGCATCAAATGCAGGGCGTCCTTGATCGGCTGTGTGGACTGAATGGATTTGAACGGCATCGCTTCATTATGGCGGATGCGAATGGACTGGAAACGACGCGGGCTGCGCGTGATGCCGTCATGATGCCCGTCATCAAGGCCAGTGGATTGAAGTTCGCCAAGTCCTACTTCACGGATGTCTACGATTATCGTGAGGAGGATTTGGTAGAGTCCACTGAGGACACTACTACCACGATGAAACCTATCGAGCAGGTGCAAGACCAGGCTCCAGTGGATCAATCAAGGAAAGGACAGTCTGTAGTCGATGAGACTCCAGTGGGTCAATTAAGCTGATGGAACAGGAACTTTCATCGCTGTATGTAGCCGCCGTCTTGGCCGATACGATGGTGAGAAAAGGACAAATGCAAATCGTGGAAGAAACGAATGTTTCACTAGCGCATTTGCTGGATATGATTGAATTAAAACGTGAATTTAGCCGTCGTGTCTTGCGGTATCTTGGTTTTAAACGCAAGATCAGTTATGTTCGTGTTCGACCGGGGGTCTGATGGCCATTCGACTGGATTTACTTGCGGAAGGTAACGGTCTCAAGGATATCGAAGCCGAGTTGCAAGCCATCCGCAAGCGACTCGATAATGTCAAACCACTCCTGTCGGCCATTTCATCCATCTACTACGAAAGCACGATGACTCGCTTTCGGTCGCACACAGATCCCAGTGGGCAATCCTGGAAGCAACTCAAGCCGCGCACCATTGCCGATAAACGTCGGCTCCCCTCGATAGAGTCACCCTACTTTCAGTTGATCCGCACCGGAAAGATGCGTTCGGCCATAAAAATCCGCCATGTTGATGCCAACACGATCAGCATTGGACTGAAAAAGAGTGAAGTGCCTTATGCGGCCCATCATCAGTATGGCGCACCCAAGGCAAGTATCCCACAACGCAAGTTCCTTGGCGTCACCAAGGCCGCCAATGTTCAGGTTCGCAAGCTCATGGAACTCTTTTGTCAAGGACAGACACTATAAAAAATACTTGCATTTAACGATTCTTTGTGGTAAAGTGAGCACATATTATGGATGTTTTAGAAGTCTTTGCATCGCAACTGGTGGAGCATGGAGTTTCAGAGGCCCTGGTGAATCAAGTGACGGGTCGCGTTCGGAAGGAACTGGGAGGCCAGCAGCATTATGTGCGGGGGCATGATTACCGGGCGAGGGATGCTCAAGTGCGTGAGGAGTATCGAAAATGCCAGTCATGGAGTCGAGTGGCAATGAAGTTTGGGCTATCGGAACGTCGGGTGCGAGAGATTGTTGGATGATTTACGAAGCCTTGCAACGGATTGAACGAGCAGGTTTCACCATTCAGGAATGCAATGGATTACTCGCGGTTGAACCCGCACACCAGCTCAGTGAAGTACAGCGTCAATGGATCGAACTGCATCAGCAGGCCATCATTAGACAGTTGCAGGCGAAACGCAATGTTGATGTTTTAGCCATCATGGATGCGTTTCAAGCAGATGTTATGAGTTTTACTGGCCGACCGGGCAACGTCGGCTCTCGAGGAGACGCCGCATGACTCCCATCCCCTCTGATGGCTATCACCATCCCAAGTTGATCCACCCGGTGCCCGCCGACGATTATTTCTATTGCAGGGTCTCGCCGTTCCGGCATTACGCGGCGGGATACGTCGAGGAGCTGATGGATTATCTGTCAGTGCTCACGGATACCGAAGTCAACTTCTCTCAATCGAAAAGAGCATCGCCCATGACTCTTCTTCCATTGGAAGCCACAGAACCGCCATCGTATTGGGATTGGCTCATGGACTGTCAGGATTATCACGATCTGGAGCTGCTGCTGGATGCGACGGGCAATTTGGATGCAGGACGATGAGCGGTAAACCCGGTATGACTAAACTCTGGGAAGCTTGGAGAGCAACCGGGTGCAGGAAATCGGCAGCATCACCCGCGACGGCCCGATGCCCTCGTGGAGCCATCCCGCTACCGAACCCAAACGCCGGGGCTTCCGGCAGGAAAACTGAACCCATGACCCCCGAAACTCGCAAGACCCTGCTCGACCTGATCGCCGAATACAGCAACAGCCTGGAGCGCATCCAGGGCGAAAAAGACCTGCTCAAAGCCATCGAAGCCCGCGCCGTGGTTGAGTGCAATGTGGCGCTCAAGCCGTTCAAGACCGTCGCGACGGCGTATTGGGCCGACAAGACCGCAACCGCACGTCAAGACCTCGAAGCGATCCTCGAAGCGATCCTGGACGTGTTCGAGGTGGTGCGGGGTCTGGAGGGTGACCTGAAATGAAACGCGGGAATGCCCAAATTTCGCATCCTGTAGCACCAAACGGCGATTTTCCAAGCGCGGGAATACCAGAGTGGCACCCCACCCATGAAAACGCCTAAAAACGCCTCTGCGTCGGTTAATCACTGGGCGTTCGTTGCCGTGTCACGCCGCCCGGCGCACGTCGCGCATCTGTGGGTCGATGCGCTCGGTTCTGGCTGGAAGCGAGCGATATGTGGACACTTCCCTGGTGACTATCGGGATGACCGGAGCCTGATTAGCGCAACCGGCGAATTTCGCAAATGCCGTGACTGCATTCCGCACGAGGTGCAGCGCGGATGACTATCAATGCTCGCAATCCGGCCTTCTTCCCTGTCGTGGTCGGCGTGGCCCTGGCCGGACACTGCGAGCGCCCCTACCCCGCTGGCCGACCGGGCAAGTCGGCTCCTCCTGTTGGTGGTGTTGGATTCCCGGCGCGTCGCATCCACCTTTTGGGATGCGCCTGGCTTTTTCCATCATAGATGATGAGACATGAAAACTATTATCAGTCTTCCGGAGTCTTGCCATGCCCAGCAAAGGATTAACCGAACGCCGCCTGGGTGACCAGCGCACGGTGCTGGCGGCCATGCCTTTGGGCCAGGCCGTGCCCGCCGCATACCTCGCTCAGAAAACCGGCTTTCACTCCAACCAGGTGGGCGCGCTGCTTCGCAATGCACTGCGCGAAGGCCGGGTGGAACGAGCTGGGACGCGATGCATGAAGATCGGGAAAAACTGGCAAATGACGCCGGTCTGGATTCGCAGCGAACGCCTGGCGGCGCTGCATCCGATTCGGCCACCGGTGACTGGACTGAATCCCGAAGACCTGCAGTGGATGGCGTATTGGTCGGAGCGCCGGCGCGAACGCGAACGCCGGCAACTGAGATTCCAACAACGGGAGGCGTTATGCCGCTCTACCTGCAACGTTTGACGGAAACTGCGACCCAGCCCTTGCGTGCCACGGACGGCGCGGCGGGTCTGGATTTGTACGCCGACGAAACCATCACGATCCCGGAGTATCGTCGGGCCTGGGTTTCGACCGGGATTGCTGTAGCGGTTGCGCCGGGCTATTGCGGGCTGGTCTGGCCGCGCAGCGGATTGGCCGGGAAGGGTCTGGATACCTCGGCGGGGGTTATCGATAGCGACTATCGCGGCGAACTCAAGGTGCTGCTGGTGAATGGCTCGCATGAGCGCAAGACCGTCCACGCCGGCGACCGGATTGCGCAGTTGCTGATCGTGCCGGTGGGAATGCCGAACGTGATCGAGGTGGACGCGCTGCCGGCAACGGAACGGGGTGAGAATGGTTTTGGATCAACCGGAACTTAGGCCGCCAAGAGCGCGCGCAAAAACTGGCAAGGCTACGTTGCCTTACTTTTTCAGCAAAATGCCTAGAATCGAATGGTAGGCGGTTTTAGAGGCATTCTTGAAGGAACTTTCAGGAGCAAAACTTGAATGACCCAAGACACCCGCAAGACTTTGGTGGAAGAGAGAGATATGTAATGGCCGAAATGACGATGATTGAAGATGCTAATGGAAACATTATCTGGGAATGTAGCGATTGCAAAAGCACAATGAAAGACAAAAAAGGATTCGATGATAAAACGAAGTGTCCAAAATGTAGCTCTGAAATAACGAAGTTTTACTTTTTATACGATGAGGATGGAAACTATGAGGATGGAGATAGAGAATGAAAGCGACTCTTGAATTTATCATCCCTGATGACGAAGCAGAATTGCAGGCGGCTGTTCATTCGATGGATCAGTTGGGTTCGATTCGGGATTTTCATGAACGACTGCGGGTATTGAACAAACATGGCCATAGGTTTCAGACGACTGAAGAAGCAATCCAGTCGCTGTATTCAGATTATTGTGACATGATGCAGACATACCTATAAGTTGTTTTTAGACGAAGTAAGACAGAGAGAAGAGAAAGAATGCCACTCTACCTTAAGAAACTTACGGAAACAGCGACAACGCCGATTCGGGCCACCGATGGTGCGGCGGGTTTAGATTTATCTTGGAGTGGAACCATGATTTCAGACGAATTGATTTGTCCCATTTGCGACGAATGCCGCGACCATCCTCAGCCGTTTTTGAATGACGAAGGCCGTTGGGTGTGCGGTGCGTGCTGGTTTGAGTGTGGGATGGTGGTGGATATGACGCCGAAGCCAGAGATTGTGGAGGAGGTGACGGAATGAGCGATACTGAGCTATTAGATTTCATGGAACAACAACGATGGATTCCAATTCCGTTGTTTCGCGCCCGTGCAACGACTACGCCCAATCAATGGGTTGATGAATTTGCCGGATGGGTCATTACCGGATCGGAACAGTCGTATCCGACCCTTCGTACTGCGTTGATCGCTATGGCCAAAGTAAAACCATGAGCGCGTCTATCACGTCGTTGGGCATCACTCGCGCTGCATCCTACTGGTATCCGACGATGCTGGCCGAGGCGGCGGGCGAGATTGGCGAGAGCAAAGCAGCGGAATTGCTAGGCCTGAATATCGTCGAGTATCGAAATCGGCGGTTCGATGCGATTCAAGCCGTCCTGCAACTGATTGAAAACCTGCCATCGCCTTTGGTCTCGATCATCCAAGTAGTAGATCATCAGCCGGGGTTTTTCAATGATTAAGATTTATCCGGTCTCTATCGAGGCTTTTGATGATAATCATCAACTCGTTTTTAACCTTAGTACGTTTGATGCACAATCCGCGACGCTAAAAGTAGATGCCACTATCACCAATGATAATGTCGATGAGTTTTGTACTTCGCTGAAGCGCGCACTCATCCTGTTGGATTTGGGGAATGATAACAATGAAGATCAATGTGAAGAAAAATCAGAATGAGCGAATCCGCGCCCTCCTATATCTCTTGCGCCAGTGGCAATAACGCTTTTACCGATTGCCTGGTAGTCGCGCGTGGCGATTTGATCCGATTGATTGGCCATAGTGAGATGGACTTTACGCCCTTGGCCGCCCGCAATCTTGCGCTCAAAATTCTGGAATTGGTCGGCGATGACACGTTGCCGAAGTTCCTGTATAATGACGTGAAGTCTTTGCGGCGGGTGCGTAAAGTGGGCGGAAACTTTCAGCATAGCGGAACACTAGTATCGGAGTTTCACACAACGAGCGGCGAGTGCCGAGTGGTCATCGAGTTCGATGAGCCGGTGCAAGGAATGCTGCATATCTACCGGCCCGATCAGGTGGAAATCATCAAGAATCCGCCCACGCCATTGAACAGTGGTGATGAGATTGTAGACGCGGTGCGGGAGCGGCTGCTAGAGCGTAGCGTAACGGGCCAGCGGAAATATGGCGCCAAAATGACGCGGGATGACCTGAGCTTGAAAGATTGGCTGATGCATCAGCAACAGGAATTGATGGACGGAGCGCTGTATGCGGAAGCGGCGCTACGGCGATTGGATCGAATGGAGGATGATGGCAAATGAATCCTTTGCTGGCCCGTGGCGTGCCGCTGATGGCGCATCCCAAATTGTCACGCGCAAAAATCAACGAACATATTGAGGCGCTGGAACCCGCGTTTGAGCGGTTTTGGATCAATACGCCAGACCGAATTTGTGCGGCGCTGGCGCAATTTGCGCACGAAACGGGCGGGTGGCAATGGCTGCGGGAGTTGGGAAGTGCGCGCTATTT